CGCGATATCTCCGCAAGCTTATGTTGAATGTCACCGCCCACTTGCAGACCAATTGCCGATAGCGCGTCTTCAGTTGTCATTTTGCCAGTGACGACGCGCCGGGATAACTGCAACATCAGTTCCGCCCATTCCTGCTCGCGAGCATCTGCCGTCGTTTGAAGAAAGGGCCGTTTGTGCGGCCCCAATTCGTTGATAGCTGCAACGTAGGCAACGGGCGTTGCGTTGTCGTCCGGGTATCGTGACGATTCAAACCAGCCGATACGAACATTCGCACCAGACAAATCTTTAAGCGCCTTGGTGAACGCGCCGGATGCATTGCCCGGCACTCTGCGTATCGTTGCCATTAGCGGAACCGCCCGCCAACCTTGCGAAAGCCGTGACGTTCCGGGTTGCCCACGGCGATATAGAAACCGCCAGCGAACCGCGCACGCGCCAGCGCCAGAACCTGCTTGCCGTAAGGCGTGGTTGCAAGCCAGTACTGAAACATATCCTTGACCGGTGGCGCGAGCAATGACACCGTGACCTTATCGATAGTGCTGCCAGTCACGATGACGCTATCCATACCTTCTGCAATCTGCGCCTGAATCTGTGCAATATGTGCTGTCAGCAAGTTAAGAATCAAATCGAGCGCAGCACCGTTAAAACCGCCGCACCAGTTGTCATATCCGTCGTTGGCGTACGTCTGAGCCATTGCGTAATAGGCGGTAAGGACGGTTTCATCAGGGTCACTAGCGAACGCCGGGCATTGTGCCTGAAATAGTGCGTAGTCAAACGTGTGCTGCGTCATTTGCCATACTCCGTTATTAACGGTTCGCCAACTGGTTCGCCACCCAACCCGTGCCCGTCTTTTCGAGTTCGGTTGGCAGCGCTTCAGAACCGTCTTTCTTGGCGTTCTGATAATCGGCCGGTGTGAGCGGGCCGCTAGGATCGCGCGGGTTCATGTCGCCAACCATCTTGTCAACGTCGTACGCCTTGCGTTCAACACGGATGAAACCCTTGGCAATGAAATCTTTCCAGTGCGACAGTTCGCGAACCGCTTCATACTCATCTTCAGTAATCGCGGTGTGGACACCCTGCGGTGTAATCAGATTTTTGGTCGCGATGCCTGCGCCACCACGAATCAGAACTTCGCGTTCAACGACGGGCAATCGACCCATCTGAGTTGCGTCGGTCGGATCGGGCATCGAATACCGCGTGAATTTTTGCGGGTTCGCCAACGTGCTGAAAACGTGAACGGTACCCGTCGATTTTTGTGCTACCTGTTTGCCTGACATGATGTGTTTTCCGTTAATTGAAAAGGGGGTGCGCCATTAGACACACCCCCTTATTCTACAGCCCCGGTTTAGCGACGAATCACAGACCGGTGAAACGCACTACTGCATACGGACGTTTGCACATCACACCGGCCGTTGCGTTGGCGTAATCTTCGACGTACGACTTGGCGCGCTTTTCCACACCAAGCGCCTGAAACTTCGACGGCACGACCTGAATGAATACCTTGCCGTCATCGCTGGAACCGTCTTCGATGCGTTCGGCGTAGAAGTACATCGCCGTTAGGCCACCGTTGGCATCCGTCAGTTCCGGGCACGTCACGATACGCAGATTCGGATAGTTGTCACGAATCCACTGGCGAACCGAAATACCGCCAACGGACTGCGTAACGGTCAAGAACTGGTTCTTGCCCATCGGAATCGCCATCGTGATCGGCGTTTTCTCAACGTCGATGGTATCCATGCTCTGCACTTCGAGCGTGTACATACCAAGCCGGATGTCGGCTGTGATGTCGTTGAACGTCTTGGTGTTCCACGTCGTTGTACCCGACGTCGCGCCATCAGGCAACGTGGCATAGGCAGGCAACGACGGATCGTTCAGGAACCCGTATGTGCGGCCTGCGCCGTCATTGAAGCCGTAGAAACCAACGCGGTTGCGTTGAATGTCGAGCGCGCGACCGGCTTGACCACGCTTTTCGCCGCTCGAAGAAACGCGCATACGTGCGGCGCGCGCTTCTTCCAACAGCCCGACCAGAATGCCCATTTCGAAGCGTACGACGGTACGCCATTCGAAGTTGACGTTCCACGACGAAAGCGGAATGTTGCTGTAGTCGCCGTATGGAATCGCGTTGCCGGTCGGTTCCAGCATACCTTGCACAATCTGCTCGTCTTCCCACGAACCGATGGTTGCCATGCCAATCAGTTCATCGATCTTGCGCGCGGCGGTGATGAAGTTGACGAAGCCGGGCATCCATGCCTGCAGGAACTGCACAAGCGCCGGAATTGCGTTGACGGACTGGATTGCGCCCGGCACCGGCAGAATGCCGACGTCGTTGCTATCCATTGTCGCTGCCATCTTGACGGCTTCAGTCAGTTCGTGAATATACGCCTGGTCGAAGCCGATACCAATCTGCTTCAGTGCGTTGTACTCAACGACATCCGCCTCTGATACCTCAATGGGTTTCCAGGTACGGGCACCCAACATCGAATGCGTTGGCGACACATTCTTTTCAGTGAATTTCAACATTTGCTTTAACTCCGTAGTATCGAGTTGTTCAGACTACGCGGCGACTCGCGCCGCGTATGACGTTACAGATTGATCTTGAGCAGAATCAGCGCGCCGCCTTCCGACGTTTGGCCGTAGTCTTCGACCGTTGCCGCCAGCAACGTGTTGCCCGCATCAGGCGTACCGGCAGCGGCCGGAATCGAGATTTGACCGGTAGCGGTAGCAAACTGCACTTGCAGACCAGCTACCGCCGCCTTGGTGCCGTACAACGGAACGATGACCTTACCGAATTCAACGAAGTCGGCTGTAACGTTGTTGGGCAACAGGAAGTTCGGCGCGAGCGGACCATTGGAATTGCCCATCGAAACGTGCTGCTTCGGATTGGCAAGGATGCCCCATACCGCGCCCGTACCACCCGGCCCGACCGTTTTGCCATCGGCATTCAACGTAAACACGTTGCCGAATGAATTGTTCGTCGTGACGCCACCGGCCGCAAGCAGATAGCCGATATGTGCCCGCAACGGGCCGTCACGCGAGATTTCGCCGGGGATGCCGAACCCGAAATCGTAGTTGATTGCTTGTTGAAAAGTACCAGCCATGGTTACATGCTCCTATGAAGTTGACTGTTTGCAGCGGTGCCGTTACTTGCGTTCGGCAATCTGCTTGGACATGAACGACGGCTTCCTGCTTTTGTCGGCCGCGTCGCCAGCGGTAGCAGTAGGCAGTTGGTGAGCAGGCAGGCGCTTGTGCAACCAGGCTTCAAGCGCCGTCACTTCCTGACCCTTGCTTGCCGGAATTTCCAGCGCCTTGACGGCGTATTCAGCGACGTCCTGCGCGTCCATGGCAACGGCGATGTTGGCGAAATCAGCGATGTGCGGGCCGCACTTCTTGACCAGCGCGTCACGATCAGCAACGACACGAACCACTTCACGCGCGTCCATACCTTTGCCCATACCAGCGACGGCCTTCTTGACTGCAGCATCAACGATGCGTGCGACTTCCGCAGCGTCCATGCCTTTGCCTTCCTTCTCGCCTTCGTCGGGTTTCTTCTTCGTCGGGTCGTCAGCATCGAGTCCGTTCGCGTCCTTCTTGCGTTCGTCGCCGGGCATCTGCGCGGTGTCGCCAACCGGCGTTGACGGTGCGCCGTCTTCGTCCATGCCGAGTTCGTCAGATTCACCAACGCACTTGATATCTTCGAGCGCTTCGAGCAGCGGCACGGCCTTGTTGATGGCATCAACGGCCTGCTTCATTTCACCACCATCGTCCTTGCCATCCTTGATTGCTTCTTCTGCGTCCATGGCAAAGGCCATCAGGCGGTTTTTGACCGTGCCTGCAAGCGTCTTTGTTTTGGCGCGAATCAGCTTCGCCTTTTGATCTTTGGTCATTGCAGATTTCTCCGTAGTTGATAGACCATCCATAACAGCAACTTCCGGCCCCATTCGACCGTCATCGACTGATGCCAGATGGTTGAAACGGATGCGCCGTTGCACATAAGTATAAGGCACACCCTCAAACACCCCCGGCGCATACTCGTATACACAACGGTAACCGAGTGACAACGGGGTTTTACCCGACGCAATGCTTGCGGCGAGAAATTCGGACCAGCACATGATGTTGGTTTTCAACGTTCCATAATCATCGTTGGGGTCGAACCAACCACGTTCACCAGTAACGCCACGTGCTTTCTTTTCTTCAATCTGGACTGTTCCGCCCGTACCATCGCCAATCATCGTATGATCGATGATCCACGGTTTCAGACGTAACGTTGCGATACAGGCCGGGTCTGCCAGTTCTGATGCTGGACGATATACCGCAAAGAACTGACCCGCATTGCCCTTGTCGATTTCCTGTGGAATGTTCTTGCCAAGGTAGTTAAATACACCGACCTTTGACACCGGGTTGTCCATTACTTCAAAGAACCCGTTGATATCCCACTGCTTGACGGTATCTGACCTGTCACCTGCAATTGCATTGAATATGCAGGCGATGACATTGGCGCTGCAACCATGCAACGGCGTTGGCAATGCGTCGAGCGTGAACCAGCCTGAGCCGATATGTTCGTCATTCAATACCGCATCGAATGGTTCGACGTCGGCAAAGAAAGCAGTAAAGAAACCGTCAAATACGCCGATGTTTGTCAAATCGCCCTGATGCGCGTGTTGTACTTCCTCGATTGTCTCGCGCCGCGCTGCCGCTTCCGGTGTCTCACCTTCCTCAATCGTTCCGGCCGGAAAACCCCATTCGCCGTTAGGTCGTTGCAGCATCAGGATTTTACCGTTGGCATGATAGACAACGCCCGCTGCGGTCGACGCGTCGCCTGCCGTTGCATAGGCAATCGCAACGGCCTGCTTCTGTGGCTTGCCTGCCGCTTCTTCAGTTGCGACGTTCTTGCCGAATGCTTCTTTCGTACCGCTTTTATCCAATGGCATCGCAACGCCCCTTATTCGTCGTCATCGTTGAATCTGAAAATCGGCCGCATCGTACACCGGCAATATGGTGCCTGGCCGGGTATGCCTTTCTCGCCGGTATTAGGTCCGTCAAGGTGCGGCAGATTGTCGAAGCTAAATATTTTACCGTTCAATACGTCACGGTGATATTCGCGGGGGTGATTGCTACCCCCGCTATGCACCCATTCAAACTCTTTGACGCCCAACGCCTGCATACGCGCGGCGTTGATTCCGTTGTATGCCTTGCGTGTCTGGTCAAGCGCGACATTCTTTGCCCAATTCTTGACAGTCACGCCGTACTTGTCGAGTTCGGGTTTAAGGTCTGCCAGCCCCTGACCCGATTGAATCGAGCGCATCACCGCACCCTGTACATTATCCAGATACTTTTCAGGGATACGTTTGATAAGCGCTACATTCTCCGCAACGCTGGCTGTCAGCACATCGCGTAGCTGGTCGTTGAAAACGTTAGTTTTTAGAACGTACTGACCACTCATTTCTTTAAGGCTGATATTCAACTTCTGTGCGCTATCCTTTTCCGCAGCACCGGTCATCTTCTCTGCTAACGGTTGCGCGACAGATGCGAATAGTCTGGCAAACTTGTCGCGCATCGCATTTGACAGGATACGGGCCTGACTCGCAACGCTCGCATCCATTGCCCATGCAACGCTATCGGCCGCGAACGTATCAGACAGACCCAATACTTCGCGCATGGTTTCACGAATCATGCGCTCGATGTAGTGTTGCAACGTATCGCTATACTTCGTTGCAATCTGCCCGGCAATGAACAACGGCTTGCCGCGCACCTTTTCGATAGCGAACTGTTGCGCCCAATCGGCACGCTTACCAACAACGCGTACTTGTCGATGACCCATTACTTTTCCTGCATGTAGGTCAGCAACATGCCGTGATTCTTGAACGCTTCGACAACGAGCCGTTCAATCAGCGTATCCATTGAATCGCCGGTCGGTGAGCCTTCCGTTTCACTCACCGATACCTTACCGGGCGTGCCAAGTTGCGGGCCTTCCGGGTCAGTGAATTCACCGCCGTTGACTGGTTCGCGCTCGCCTTCCTCAATCGACCGGATGGTGCTGTAACCGCTGTTCTTGTCGTTGCGCAACCGTTCGTTGACGTCGGAATCGCTGATTGCACCAGTCTGGATAAGCGATAGGTCTGCGCGCGCGTTCAGTTCGTTGATTTCTGCATACTCTTTTGCGGTCGGCGCATCGAGCGGCATCCAGCTAATAGTCGTCTGCGCGTGACCGCGCGTGCCGAACTTCGGAATGATGTAGGCCAGTTTCGTCAACAGGTGATGACGTTCAACGAATGGCGTCAATTCGTGCATCTGCATTGATTCGAGCGTTTCACGATATGACGATTGATCGTACTCCCCTTCGCTGCTAAATCCACCCGCCGCGGTACCCATGATCTTGTTGACCGGCGCGTCGCCAGCGGCACACGCTAATGCGAACTGGTTGTCGATGACTTCTGACAGGTCGGTCAGCGCTGTATCAAGCTGCTCCATTTCGTCATCACTGCCCATGATGCGCACGCCGTAGTTGTCGCGTGCGACATTCATGAACTGCATGGACTCATCAAACTTGTCCTTGTTTAGCATCATTTCTTCGATGCCCCCCATCTTGAGCGTATAGAGCCGCTTCGTCATGGCGAGCAACGGTGCTTCGTTGGCCGTGCGTTCCGCAGCGTACACACGTTCCATGATGGCCTGTGGTACCGGGATGCCGCCGTACAGGTAAGCAGGCTTAAGGATATCGTCGGGCTGTTCCGTGCGAAAGATGCACAGATGCGTGCGGTGATACTTCTTGCCGTTGATTTGCCACCACGTGGGTTCGTAGAAATCCGGCGACGTCGTATCGCCTGCTGCGTCACCTGACAGAATGGGCGACATCCAATACGGATCGCGCATGAACCAGCCCTTGAATGAACCGGGTCGGATGCTATCCGGGTTGAACGGTTTTTCGTAAAAGTCAGGGTCGGGCGAGTCGATGATTGGCACCGCGACGCGAATGCCGAACTTGCGACCGTTGTACGCGTAGTTGAGCAGATGTTTCATCAACTTGAATTTCTTGTCGTATCGCGCGTACTCCGCAACAACGTCATCGTCAAGTTGGTCCTCACCTACCTCGTTGATGATTTCGAAACCTTGGCGAATGGCATCGCGTGCGGGCACCAGGCAGATTTTCTTGACCAGCCAGTGTTGCGCCACGATAGCGCACGCCTGCGGCCCGATATAGGTCTGAGTGGCAAACCATTGAAAGATGGCATCCGGGATATTCGGTTGCGCCAGTCCATACGCCGACTTGATGGCGTTCCATCCTTGCGAATCGTCATCGTCGCCAGTGCCTACCGGGGCGACCGGTCGCGGTGCCCATGCAAGCAGATAACGATTCCACGTATCAACGATAGATTCGGTGTTCGCGCGCGATTCGTCACTGCGTACAGTATCGCCGCGATGCGTTGAAAACATCGAGCCACCAACAGGGGTATCGACGGCGGATTGCGCTGCGGTCGCGATTGTTCGTTTTTTGAACCAGCCGAAAGCCATGATGCCCGCTCCATAAAGGAAAACGCCCTATTGTAACAATAGGGCGTTCGGGCTTACTGGTCTGGTGATATCGGCTTGATGTAGCACCGACAATTTGGATGGTCCTGCATGGGCGAATTCAGTGTTCTGGCCCGGTACATCAAACGACGCAAATATAAGGTCAATCCCGCTGCTAGTTTTTTCCCCTCTATGTCTGTTGGTTCGTATGCGACGTCCTGGTCGTCCTGCACAAGTTTGTTAGGTGCCCAACTTTTCACACTACCCCCTTTAGTAGGAGCATTGATTATACCGTAAAAACGTTAGTAACGGTCACATGTTGTTACAAAGTGACGGTCACTTTTACCGGGAATGCTGTCACAACGTGCTGGCCGGGGAATTTCGCCGCAGCGGTATTCGCCTCAGTATATGTGGCATAGACCGCACCTTTGATGCCGTCGAGTCCCTGATTGCGCGCGACGTTCGCATAGAGCGTGAGTTCAGATGGCGCTTTCATCTTCATACGCAAATCAGACGTCACGACCTTTTCAAGCCCACGTAGATCGCTATCTATAACTACATCATCGCCCGACATGCCGATAAATCGAGCGTCAAACCACAGCTTGCCACCTTCGTGTCCTTTTGCAACTTTGCATTGAATTGGCGCACCATCCTTTACTTTTTGCAAATCAAATGGAAACTTCACTACAAATGGTGCGACCACCGTCGATGCACTGCCGGGCAATTCCGCCACATACCAAGAAAACGTGCCGCCCGGCGACTTCTCCTGACGAAACGTTACGCCTACCTTCCCTGCCGCCTGTACACACTCCCCATGACGTTTAGAAGTGTCCTGCGCGTGTATCAACAGGTCGCGCAATGCCGTCTTGTCGCGCTCACCGGTGTCGATCTGTTCTTGCATCTTGTCGAAGTATGAGAACAAGCGTTTCGTCGCCTTGTCGACTTCTTCCTCCGTGTGTTTCAACCGCACGTCGGTGATTGCCACGTGCGGCGTGCGGCTCAAGTCGACATGCGCATAGATCGCGCGGTGCAGCGACTTGAGCAAGCTACCAAGTTCAGTTTGTTTTGCCATGATTTGAATTTGTCCTAGAAACGATAGGTGAGAGTTACAACGTTTGCGCCGGTCACAAGGCCCGGATTGGGGTTCCACAACTGCCGCACATTGTAGTAACGGTACGACAGACTCAATGGACCGCGCGATACGCTCGCGCCGACAACATAGCCGAATTGTACTGTCGTCTTGTGGGAAAGGTCTTGCCACTGGTCGGCAAGGTTGTACAACGATTCGTGCCACGTCTGCCAGTAGGCCCAAACGCCCGCTTCGACACCAACGCGCCAGCCGTAGAGCGTATAGCCGACGTCAAGTGTCACAGGGATGCCCTGCACGTGACCATGGCCATTGAATGGGCTGAATCGTTCACCCTGGTATCCGGTGATGCTATGCGTCTGACCGTTGTATTGATCGTCAGGCACGCCCATTACACTCGCGCGTTGCTCGCCAAGGTACGCATAGTCAGCGTGATAGCGCACATCGACCGAACCACGCTGATATAGTTCGCCCGTGATACCAGCAGTTATAACGGGGAACGTCAACTTCTCACGATTGTCAGGTGAGCCGTCCTGAATCCACGTGCCGTCACCCATATCTTTCGCGAGTCCGACGCCGACGCCTGCCTCAAACTGGAACCAGTCCTGTGCGTGAGCGCTAACAGATGCGAGCGCTACGGCTACCGCGATTGCCAACTTTTTCATTTCACACCTCACATTGGTTGATGATGGTATGAAGTATAGAACCGTTACTAACGGTTTGGCAAGTATGACCGCAAAAGAAAACGCCCCATCGGTCAGAATGGGGCGTTTGGTAGTTGCAGGGCGCTCAACCGTCAGCCTTCTATATCCGGTGCCGCCGTCGCTACGCAGAACGGTCACGGTCCAGAAAATGCAGCGCAGTTGTTACGGTACAACCACCGATGCACATTCTACAACAACGTCGCGGTTGCGCATACGGGCCGATTCGCGTCGACGGCGAAGTTTTTCGCGCCAGTCCGATCCGTCATTGACATCAGTGTGACGGATCGTTACGCCTTTGACCTTGACATACACGTGCTGATTCGGCTTGACATCACGACTGGTCAGCGGCGATATGCGAAGGTCCGAACCCGGCAGCACGTCGAGTCGTTTAACGACTTCCTTGACGATCAGATAGTGTGTCATTGGAACGAACACTTCGATTGACGGATTGGGATAGAAACATTCAACCGTCTTGCTGCAAGGCACCTTGGCGAACTTGAGCAGGCGCGAAATGTCGGTAAGGGTCATGATTGCGCCGCCTTGAATGCCACTTCGAGCGCAGCAAATACACCGACATCCTGCTTGTCGAACTTGTTGCCGCCGCGAGGGATATGCAGCGGTTCACGCAACGTGCATTGCGCTTGCGCCGCTGCGGCTTGTGATGAAAACGCGAACGCCTGCGGCCCAACGAATATGCGGTGACCGTTGACGGTGATGCGAACAGGTGTAGTCATTTAAACATTGCCCCTATGATGAAATGCGCTATCGTTCCTGCACCGACCGCGCTAATTGCGAAAGTAGCGGCCTGCGTCCATCTAACGATGCGCGGTATGGCGTTACTGACAACGCCCCAACAGGCTATGACGAATGCAATGCACACGACAGTTTCCATTAAAACTCCGATGTGGGTTAGGTCATCAGAGTATAAACCGTTACTAACGTTCATGCAAACAATGACGATTTCTTTTCCTGCGGTGCGTATAGGATCATCACAGAGTCCGCATAGTTCGGCGAGCGCGTGCCGTCTGGTGTCTTGTCGATGATCATCTGACCGGCCGTGTTGATGTCGTATGTCGGCTGTGACAGTTCTGCAACAAGCTTGGTCCGTACGTGCGGCGGTATCTGTTCGCTGATGCTGATAAGTTCGTCAGGATCAAACACCGCGCCATCCACCACCGCGCGGTGCGTCTTCTCAAAGCGCATACGCAATGACCACCATGATTGTGCTTTCAGGTTCTTGAAGAAATCTTCGTTCTTGCGCGACCCGACACCACGGTCATCGCCTTTGTAGACCAGCGCGGTAGGGTTGACGACAGCACCACTACCTTTGAACTCAGTGAACTTGCGTTGCGATCCTTTGCGGTTGTCCCGACCGTTGATCTGCGCCGCGTCGCCGCGTACACCAGCGCCAAGCCCGTCGCCGTCATACCGGCAGTTGTCATAGTCAAATTCATCACAGCGCAGGAACGCCTGTTCCGTTGTCCAGAATATTGTTTTGCCCTGACCGCTCCAGGCATCTATGTGCTGTAGCTCGATACCATGTCGACCGGCCCATGCGTTCAGGTCAAGTCCCTCATCCGCCACATCAAGCGCCGAACGACGTTCACCTTTGATCGTGATACCGAGCTTACGCGCAGCACCGATGGCAGATTGTATCCATGCGGAAGGTATGACAACACCCTGCTTGGATGCTGAATAGTCAAGGTCAATTTCTTGCGCAACGATAAGCGGGTTAAGGTTCTCTTTCTGCTTTTCATACCATGCCTCATCCTTGCGCGGATCGTCACGCCACTGGAAGGTGAATACACGATGTTCGGGCCAACTGTGACGCTTCTCTGCGAACGGGTTGTCAAAGCCATTGACCGAACTGATGTCAATCAGGCAATTCGTGTTCTGTGACAAAGCAGCGTCGCTCAGTTGGGGCCGTTCAATAAACGCCGCTTCGTCACGGCAATAAATGGATGCGCGACCGCCCCGGCCGATGTTGTCGCCTGCTTCACCCCGGATCACTGCGCCAGTTGACGGTATCGTGATAAGCATCGACTTGTCGCAGTCCCGTCCACCCATGACCCAACCGCCCCGGAACTCAACTGGCAGCAATGACAGGAACATGCGGATTTTGAAAAATAGACAGTCAGGGTCACCGGCACGATCAACAAGGATTTCCTTGCGCGACCCGAATCCGCCTGTGAACCCTTCGTTAGTAACGGCCAGTGCGGTGAACAGTGACACCATCATCCATGAAAGGCCCATATCGCGCGACTTGTCACTTACTGCAAATTCTTTGGCTTTCCAACGCTCGATGACCCATTGCAGAAACTCACGTTGACGTGGGAACAGGATCAACGGCAGCATGGCGGGGTACTGTGAGCCGACATTACGCGGGTCATACGTACATCCCCAATCTTCGATCAGGTCGATTGGATTGTGACGATAATGCGTCAGGACCGCTTTAAGCAACGCCGGATCGGCGCGTAGCTGATGGAGCTTGTCGACGCGCCATTGAAAGATGCGCGAGTAGTCGGGAGCACGGAAGTCGTGCGCGTAGGGGTAGGGCATGAAAAAGGGCCATAGTTATGAGCTATGACCCTAGTGTAACGTCGGTGACGGTTTGATCTAGCTATACAACTCGTCAATGGTATCGCGCGCTACGTTCCGGCGCAGACCATCAATTACACGAACGATAAGTACTGTTGAACCCTGCACGCTGTCGATGATCCACGAATCAAGCGTATCGCGTTCAAGAATGAGCGTATCGGGTTGGATAGGGATACGGATATCGGTCAGCATCACATTTCGCGCAAAATCGTCAACAACGTATCGCGTTCGAATTGCCACGCCGCCGACTCCGCCGCCGACCGCGCCGCCGACTCCGCCGACTCCGCCGACCGCGCCGACTCCGCCGCCGACCGCGCCGACCACGCCGACTCCGCCGCCGACCGCGCCGACCACGCCGACTCCGCCGCCGACCACGCCGACCGCGCCGACCACGCCGCCGACTCCGCCGCCGACCGCGCCGACCGCGCCGCCGACCACGCCGCCGACTCCGCCGCCGACTCCGCCGCCGACTCCGCCGCCGACTCCGCCGCCGCCGCCGACCGCGCCGACCGCGCCGCCGACCGCGCTGCCGACTCCGCCATTTCTTCAGTAGTGGTGTTTGTAAGTTCCGATTGGCAATAAGCGATGACACCTTGCAACGCGTTACGAACCTGTTCTGCATAGGGTTCGCTATTGTCTTTAAGACGCTCGATCTGCACTTTATGGCGAGCAATCGCCAAGTGCCATTTAACCGGCTCCAAATCCTTGCCGATCTGAACCGCGTCTAGCAAGTCGGTACCAAACTGCGGAGCTTCTGACTTCGGAATGCCTTCAAAAATTGAGTCAGCAAGACGAGCTAGCCATTCCGGCCAGCCAAGCTCAACAGGAAAGCGCGAATGATCGTACTTGTTGAGAGTACAACCGACGAAACAACCGCGACCGTTGTCATACCCCGTACCCTGAATGACATCATCGGCCTTGCGATGCGCTTCGAAACGGGCCTGATACTTCAGTTTTACTACCGGATCGTTGTGATACGAAAGCATATTTTTCACCTATGAGGAAAAAGTCCCGACCTGTGCGAGCGCCGGGAAACGGGGGTTATTCAAACGTCAGTTCTACTTTGAAGCCCGAACGTACCAATCTTGACATGACAGCAGTACAACGTGCCCAACTGCTGAAATTCAATGTGTGATTTTCCGCGTCATACCAACGAATCGTATATTGCAACATTTCGTCACCTACTTGTTGTGTGAAAGTGTGACAAGTATAAAACCGTTACTTTCGTACCGTCAACAATTATTTGACGAATGAGCACCTAACCTTCATCGTCAATGTATCCAAAGATTTCGACATGCACCTTGCACATAGGGTTGCGGAGCGCGAAGCACCGCGCATGACATACGGCGCTAACCTTTTTCCAACTAGCCCGACCGTTCAGTATCAGCGTACGGGTCGACCCGTCAGGTTCTGTCACACGGGTGCGCCAGTCAGCATCTTCACCGATAGTCAGGTTCTGTAAATGGCTGGTATGGAGCGTCATGGTAGTTTGCTCCAATAGACCTCCGACATACGCCGGTTGTCAATTATCCGGTCGCGCATCAAGGTGTAGTCAGCAATTTGACGCAGACATATGGCACGTCCCGCACCGGATTGCATCTTGGCGTACGCAACGCGATATCCGTCAATTGCATCACCGCAAGCAATAATGAGCGTCATCAGACCATAGCGAATCATGTTCGTCCTTTGTCAGGATCGGAATCAGCATAACCAAGTTCAAACGCCGCACGATGCGCCGCCGCTTCAAGCCTGTCGATTCGGTCATCCTTGACTTTCAGGTCGCGACGTCGCTGTGCCTCAAGTTCCTTGTATGCAACACGCACAGCGAACAGTTCGTTGACCAGACGCCCAATATCGCGGCGGGCGTCTTCGTATTTGACGAAATCACCATCCGCGCACATGTCAAGCGCGGATGGTGAGACGTTATATCGGATCATGGTCATCCTCACACGGCCAGTTGATATCAAGCACGCGCGGGTCGACTTCGGGCGGCATCATGTGATAGCGCAGCGCGACCCAACCAACCGTCAACGACGCAATCAGCATCATTGCCACCATTACGTACAGAAATGCTGTCATTGTTTGGCTCCTGTTAGTCAACGGTGGCAAGTATGAACCGTAAGTAACGGTTTGACAAGCACAAACAAAACGCCCCATGTGGTTAGCATGGGGCGTTCCTTCCAACAATGCGAACTAGCTATACGAGCCGTCGTTCGGCGTGAGAAACCTTTTTACTGTTCGGTACTTACCGGGCCGTTCTGAGACACAGCGGGCGCATCGGTCTGTACTGCTGCCTGTGCACCCGTCGACGCTGCGGCGGTCGGCGTATCCGACTTTTCGAACATGGCTT